AGCAATAGACAGACCAAAATTAATTATGATTGGTGGTCCTGGTTCTGGTAAGTCAACTTATTCTGAAATCATTACCAGAAAATTAAATATACCACACATTTATACCGGTGATATGATGAGAGCATTGGCAAAAACAAATACACCAGATGGCCAAAAGGTAAAAGATTTATTATCTAAAGGTCAATTTGCACCATTAGATATTGTTATTAATGCAGTTAAAGACAGATTAAAAAAACCAGATGCACAAAAAGGTTATGTGTTTGATGGTTTCCCTCGTAATGTTGAACAAGCAGAACGAATGGAAGAAGAAGGTATTGAATACGATTATGTAATCAACTTAGTTGTAAGTGAAGATGAAATTATAAGAAGACTAACAGCAAGAGGTAGAGAAGACGATAAACCTGAAATCATTAAAAAGAGATTGGCGGTTTATGAAAAAGAAACTAGACCATTGTTAGACTACTTTAAAAACGAAATAATAAATATTAAGGCTGAAGGTGGTACACCAGAGGAGATAGCAGCTAAAATAATAGAGAAGATTAAATGAAAACATTTGACGACATAAGATTTCAGGAATTAAAAGAAGGCCTTTATGACCCAAATATTTTTAAGGCATTCTTTTTAGCAGGTGGTCCTGGTTCTGGTAAAACATTTGTAACAAGAAATGCATTTGCTGGTACAGGATTAAAAATAATTAATTCAGACAATGCCTTTGAAAGAGGATTGAAAAAGGCAGGTCTATCATTGAAGATGCCAGATAGTGAAGCAGAAGCTAGAGATATGGTTCGTGCAAGAGCAAAGGCAACTACTAGTAACATGCAAGACTTGGCACTTATGGGTAGATTAGGTTTAGTTATTGACGGAACAGGTAGAGATTATGATAAGATTTCATATCAAACTAGATTGTTAAAAGAACTAGGTTATGATACTTACATGATTTTTGTTAACACAAGTTTAGAAGTTGCGTTACAAAGAAACATTGATAGAGGTAATAAAGGTGATAGAACTGTTCCAGAATATATTGTTAAAACCTCTTGGAAAGATGTACAATCAAATATTGGTAAGTTTCAAAACCTATTTGGTGTAGGCAACATGGTCATTATTGATAACAGTAAAGATGATAGAGAGTTGACCACACAAGTAATGAATAAAGTAGGTAAAGCAGTTAGAAGATTATTAACTCAACCAATTAAGTCATACACAGCAAAAAGATGGATGGCCTCAGAAAGAAAAGCAAAGAGAAGATAAATGAAAAAGTTTAGAGAAGTCATAGAAAGCATCATTGATATTCCTAGAAGGACATATGCGCCTAAGGTATTTGATGACGCTGATACTAATGACCCTAAAATAAAACCAAGTGTTAAGGCACAGATAGAAAAACAATTAAGGGATTTTGAAACAGAATACCCTATTGTTAAGTATTCTCTTATTGGTTCTATTTTAACTAAACGATATAGAAATGATGCAGACTTGGACATTAATGTATTGTTCAATGTGCCAGTTGGTAAAAGAGAAGATGAAAGATTAAGACTTTCTAAAAAGTATTTGTCTGCTAATAATCCAGATAATATACAAGGTAAGTTAATACCTGGTTCTGAACACCCTATTAACTATTACTTTATTACAGATGAGGCAACTTATGATGCTCAGAATAAAAAGGCAGACGCAGTATTCGATATTGAGCGTAATGTATTCATCAAAAGACCAGACGACTTTAACTTTGATGTTAATTTGTACATACAAGACTTCAATAGGAAAGTACAAGAACTTGATGTTGTCAAAGGTGAACTAAAAAGAGATATTATAGATTATGATGAACTAAAAGAATTATCACCTAACGACATTTTAAATTTACAAGAAAGAATTAATGAGAAGTTAGAAGAAATCGAAGACAGTATTAAAACTATTATTAGAATTGGTGATGGTGTTGATGCAGAAAGAAGAGCTGCATTTGATAAAGATATGTCACCAGATGAAATCAGAATGTATGGTATCAAAAACAGATTACCTAAAAATGTTATTTACAAGATGTTAGAAAAATACCACTATCTAAAATTCTATAAGAAATGTAAAAAGATTTTAGATGATGGTGAAGTAACAGATGCGGAAATAGATAGTTTAAAAACTGAAGCGGCTAAAAAGTCAATTGCGTTTGCATTTGGTAGATTTAACCCACCAACTATTGGACATGAAAAACTAATTAACAAAGTTAAGTCTGTAGGTACTAACGACTACAAAATTTATTTAAGTAGAAGTGAAGACCCTAAAAAGAATCCATTATCTCCAAGAGATAAACTTGGTATTATGAAAAAGATGTTCCCTAGTCATGCTAGAAACATTGAAATCAATCAGACTAATATGGTGTTAGACATTGCAACTGAACTTTATAAAAAAGGTTACACAGATGTAACTATGGTTGCAGGTTCAGATAGAGTTAGAGAATTCGAAAACATCTTAAAGAAATATAATGGTGTAAAATCCAGACACGGTCTATATGACTTTGAAAATATTAATGTTGTATCTGCCGGCGAAAGGGATCCAGATGCCGAAGGTGCAACTGGTATGTCAGCATCTAAGATGAGAGCTGCGGCTGCTAAAGGTGACCTTGCAAGTTTCAAAAAAGGTTTACCAAGAAATGCAGATGCTGAAACAATTATGAAACAAGTAAGAAGAGGTATGAGATTGGCTGCTTCTTTTGGTGGTATGTCAGCAGTAGGAACTGGTGCAAGACCAATTGTTTCTTTAGAAGAATTTGAACAACAACAAATTAGAGACCTTTATATTAGAGAAATGATTTTTAATATCAATGACGAAGTACATTATATTAAAGAAGATATAAAAGGTAAAGTAGTTAGAAGAAGTACCAACTACATTGTCTTAGAAGACAACAAAAACAATTTACACAAAGCATGGATTTGGGATTGTATTCCAATGGCCGCTGATAGAGAAATCGAAGTTAGAGAATATAACTTGGATGTAGATTATGGTTTTGAAGCAGTATCAGAAAAGAAATCTGAATATGGCCATACAGATAGTTTACCACAGGATAGAGATGTTAAGAAACAGAAAGGCACACAACCTAAAAAATATTACAAACAGTTATCTAAAGATACAAAATCTAAACGAGCCGCTCATTTCAGAAACACCGATACTACCAAAAATGACAATGACCCAGCTCCTGGAGATAAGACAGCAAAGACTAAACCTAGTAAACACACTCAAAAATACAAGAAGATGTTTGGTGAGCTTAAAAAAGACCTTGCTGATGCCTGTTGGAGTGGTTATAAACAAGTCGGTATGAAGAACAAAGGTGGTAAACAAGTACCAAATTGTGTACCAGAAGCTTACGAAATTGGCCACGATTATGCAAACCACACAAGAGAGATTACTCCAGGCGAAAAACCATTTATGAAACCTGTAGATGTTAAGAAAAGAGGTACACCTAATGACCCTAAATCTATTGGTGAAAAAGATGTAAAAGAGTGGGCAAATGCAGAATCCACAATATATAAATATAAGCAAAGATACAAAGAAGATTGGAAAGCGAAACTAAATGAAGTGGTATCTAAAATGATGGAGAAATTATAATGTTAAGTTTTGCAGAATATAAAGACAAGATTTCTAAATCGGTACATTATCATGTAGAAAATAATATACCGTTTGCTGAAAACATTTATAGAGTACATAGTGAAGAATTTTATAAATTGTTTAGAGAGGCAAGAGAATTATATAATGACGGTCTTTTAACTGAATTGAACAGTTGGGATAAACAGTTATTAGAAACAGATATTGGTGAGTTTGGTGAGTACGAAGGCGAACAAGTACCACTAGATTGTCCAATACAAGAAGAAGATGAAAAGAATCCACCATTGAACAAACCAAAAAAAGGTGGACCGAAAAAGTATTATGTATTTGTCCGTGATGGCGACAAGATTAAAAAGGTCACATGGGGAGATACAACAGGATTAAAAGTTAAATTAAATAATCCTGAGGCAAGAAAAAGTTTTGCGGCTAGGCACAAATGTGACCAGCAAAAAGATAAAACAAAAGCAGCCTATTGGGCATGTAACTTGCCAAGGTATGCGAAGAGTTTAGGATTGAGTGGTGGTGGAAACTTCTACTGGTAAACCATACGAAGACCAACTTAATCTTTTTGACAAGAAGTTTGTTCGAACTTTTTATAATGCAGAAAGTGATGAGTTAATTTGGCATAGAGATGCCAAAAACAGAACTGTAAAAGTTTTGAAGAGTGACGGTTGGAGATTTCAAATGGATAATGAACTACCTATGGAATTGAAACCCGGCCATTTGTTAGAAATAGAAAAGGAAACATATCACCGATTACATAAAGGAGTTGGTGAATTAATTTTAGAGATAGAGGAACATGACTAGTAGATACAGACAAACAATGGCAGAAGCAATGGAAAAGGTGCATTTGTCGGAAAAAGAAATTAGTAAGTTGCGTAACGGCGTAAAAGTATTAGGCAATGCTTTACCAAACAGAGCACTTGCACAAAAAATGGCCGATAAGGCAAATAAAGAAATGGGACATGATGCAGATGTTTACCATTCTCCTTTTAACAACAGATTTTATGTTCGTATTAAAGAAGAAACTTTAAACGAAAAAGACCATGAAGTATCAATGGCTCGTGGTGAACTAGAAGCTATCTCAGATAAAGCCTTAAAATTATCCTCTATCTTACAAGGCAAGTCAGACGAAGGCAATCCACTAGAAGCATGGGTACAATCTAAAATTACGAAAGCAAAAGATTACATCAATTCAGTTGCAGATTACATGGAATATAATCCAGATAATGCAATGGAAGAAGTTGAACTAGATGAAGCTGTTGGAACAATGCAAGTTGTAGATTACCTAATTAAAAAAGGTAACAATCCAATGGATGCTAAAAAAATGGTAGATACACATATTGCTTATGTTAACAAACAATATCCTACAGCAACAGTTTCAAAGGCAGCTGAAGTTATTTCTTCATTAGCTGCAAACGAAGAAGTTGAAATAGAAGAAGGTAAAGTAGAATGTCCTAAGTGTGAGGGTAAAGGTTGTGACCATTGCGACAACAAAGGTTACCACATCACAGAAAGTATGTTTACAGACAGACAGATTGACCAACTTAGAGATATGTACAAAGACCTAAAAGGTAAAAAGATTTCTGTTGACAATGCAAATAAGTTAAGACAGATTTTTAATAGATTTGATAACGATAAATCTACTTTAGAAAAGTTATACAAAGCAGATATACCATTTGTTTCTTCATTGGCAAGTGCAAGATTGATTTCTAAACACAATTATAAAGCACACC